AACTCAAAAATTTCTAAGACAAAAAAGGGCATTGGTTCAACTAAACGCATTAAAGCCTGTCGCTGCAGAAAGAAGTCCAGAAGATATTGTAAGTCCAATAACGGGAGTTTCAACAACTGAGCTTGGTATTATCGCAACTGAGCAAGATATTATTATTTCAGATATGACTGGCTAAGTGGCTGGTCAACAAACACAACAAACTAGATTCCAAAAAGAGAATGCGGACTCACGAAGAAAAATTGCGGAGGAAGAGGCGAATGCAAAAATGGCTTTATTTGCATCCGTTGGTGGTGGTTTAACATTGCTTTCTGGAATTGTAGGAAGAGAAACAGCAAAAGGTAAAGCATTCGCGGTTGCAGGTTCTTTGATAAATACGTATTCAGCAATCGCAGGACAGTTAAAAGCTTTTAGCGGAATACCTGTACCCGGATATGCAATAGCACAGGCAATATCAACAGGTATAGTTGGATTTGCAGCGGTTAAAAATATATTAGCAGTAAAAGTGCCCGGTGGAAAAGGAGGCGGTAGTTCGCCAAACATAAATAGACCCACTACACCAAACTTTAATGTAGTAGAAGCATCTTCAGTAAATCAATTAAATGAAAGTATTGCAGGTTTTCAGCAAGAACCTGTACAGGCTTATGTAGTTAGTTCAGCGGTTACAAGCCAGCAGGCTTTAGATAGGAATATACAAACGCAAGCAGGAATTTAAAATTGGTTAAGCCAATCTTTACGCTCTTTACAACCACAATCTTTTTTCTTTACGTATGCTGAAAGTTTAGGCAGGGTACTTTCAATAATTTTCTCGAGTTTATCGCCTAATAATAGTTTTCCTTTTTTCATATAATGGATTCCATACGGTTAATTATTCGATATACATTCTGTACGCTAGTTCTATGGGTGTGTGATATTATTCGTACACATTTGCCCTTACTCCAATAACGGTTTGTTGATTTAAGCATACAGTAGTCTGTATAGATTTGTTTGCTTATGAAGATTTTAGGGGATATTAGACCACAGACATACAAAACATCTGTTATTTTTTCATTTTTAAGTAAGAAGTTAAAAACGTTCACGTGCAAATATACTTATATTTTAACTATAAACCGTTACAATGTATATGTTTAACTTAAATCCTTATTAAATTTGTAGTATGGAAGTAGATAATTTAGTTGAATTAGTATTAGCAGGCGAAGAAGATGGTGTATTTGCTATTTCATTTGTAAACGAGCCAGCGATTGAAAGTGATTTTATTGCTTTATCCAAAGAAGATGTAAAACTAAAGGTTACTAATGAAGAAAAGAGAATCGTTACAGGTGCTATATTGATTCCAGATAAACCCATTTTAAGAACCGATAAATACAATAAGCCTTATCATATATTCTTTTCAAAAGATACGGTACTACAACTATCCGAAAAGTATTTAAAAGAACATAACCAAGAATCTGTTACTATTGAACATGAAGTTCCTGTTGAAAATATCACACTTGTTGAAAGTTGGATTAAGATAGATGGTAAAAAAGATAAAACTATTGCACTGGGAATAGATGCGCCAGTAGGTAGTTGGATTGGAAGTTTCAAAGTAGATGACGAAGATGTTTGGTTGAATTTAGTAAAAGAAGGATTAGTAAGAGGATTTTCAATAGAAGCATCCTTAAAAAGAAAAATAAATAAAAATGAAATAAAAATGAGTGAGCAAAAAGAAATGACAAATAGTACTTTGTTTGAAAAAATCACAGAATTGTTTTCAAGCAAAAAAGAGGTTGCAGCCGAGGAGGTTAAGACGGAGGTTAAACTAGAGGAGGTTATTGAAGAACCAAAAGAAGAGGTTGTTTATATAACTAAAGAAGAGTTTGAAAGCGAAATCAAAAGACTAGAAGATTTGATTAGCCCAGCTAAAGAAGAAGTAGGGCAGGAAGCTCCACAATTAGCGAAGGCAGAACCAATCAAAGAGGTCGAAATGATTACAAAAACTGATGAAGTTGAGCTATCAGTAAAGAAAATAAAGTTCAATAAAAAACTAACAACCCAAGAGCGTATTAAAGAAAGCTTAGGAATTTAATAAATAAAAAATGGCAACAACAAACAACATTACAACAACTTATATAGGTAAAGACTCAAAGCAGTTTATTAGCCCTATTATAGAAGCAGGAAGAACACTTGGAGTTCCTGGTGTTACTGTAAGAACAAACGTAAACTATCGTAGTAGAATTACTACTATCGCTTTAAGCAACTTAATTAAAGATGCTACTTGTGATTTCGACCCAACAGGACAAATTGACCAAGGCGAAAATTGGTTAGAAGTAAAACAGTTAGAAGTAGAATTACAACTTTGTAAGAATGATTATTACAATGATTACATTGGCGAGAATATGGGAACTAATGACCCTATTCCTTCAGGCTTTTTAAAATACTTAGTAGGTAGAATCGGTGCAAATGTTTCTGACTCTTTAGAAAACATGGTGTGGAAAGGTACGGACGTGGCAAATTCTTTTGAAGGTTACGAAGCTAAATTTACAGCGGATGCAAATGTAGTAGATGTAGTATCGGCAGCGATAACTTCTACCAATGTAATTGCAGAAGCTAGAAAGGTAATTGCAGCAGCAAAAAAAGAATTGTTAACAGCTAGTGATACTTACTTATATGTACCTAATGGAATTTTCCAATCATTAAGACAATCATTTAACGACAAATCAAATGCTGCTCCATGTGGAGAGGACTGTATGACTGTTGACGGTATTAAAATATTTTTAGCACCGGGTATCACAGAGGGAAATATGGTATTAGCAAGAAAATCAAACTTATTCTTTGGAACGTGGGTGATGAACGATGCGACCGCCGTTAAGGTAATTGACATGAGTCAATTTGGAGAAAAGAACTTTAGATTTGCAATGACATTCTTTGCAGGTGTTGGTTACGGTTACGGAGATGAAATAGTATTTTATTCATAAGTTATGAGTTGCGACCTATTAAAAGGCAGAAAAACCTACTGTAAGACAGTTGGAGGTTTAAAAGACGTTTATTTCGTTAACTTTGGAGGTATTCCAGAGGCGAATGTTACGTACGACGCTAATGGGCAAACCATAACTACTATTTCGGGAGTTCCTGATGCTTTTAAATACGAGTTGCATTTAGGTAATGACTTGACTCAAAACATAAATTCAGACCCTAAAAACGGAACTACATTTATTGAACAAGTTTTATCACTTACTTTAAAAGTATTAACAGGAACCGATAATATAGAGATATTGAAGATGGCTTACAATAGGCTTCATATAATTATAGAAGACCAAATGGATAATCGCTGGATTGTTGGACTAATAAACGGTGCAGATGTTACAGGTGGCACAGCGGTAACAGGTGCAGAAATGGCTGACTTAAATGGTTATACGCTAGTATTTACAGGAAACGAAAAAGTTTTCGCTAATGAATATACTGGTGACCTAACAACTGAATTTAATATAGTTGTAGGAGCATAATTTTCATAGTGTGTTTTGAATTGTAAAGAAGGCAGTAGATTATATCTTCTGCCTTTTTTTAAAACTAAAAGTATGACAAGAAGAAAAAATACAATAAAGAAGAAAACAACGGATGCCGTTATGATTAATTTATCGAATTATGACGTTCCAAATGTTGAAGAGATTGCGAGTAGTGATTACGTTACCTATGGCGAAAATAATTCTTACTTTAAATACATAGAAGAGTGCTACAACGGTTCTACAACTAACAGGGCGATAATCAATAGTATTGCTTTAATGATGTACGGAAAAGGATTAGATGCAACGAATGTTGATGAAAGATTTGAGAAAGCTATTAGTATATTCTCGCAACAAGATTTAAAGAAAATCTCTTTAGATTTAAAAATGTACGGTAAGGCTTGTATGCAAATTGCGTATGATACAAAACACAAAAACATAATTAAAACATCTTATTTGCCCGTTGTTGGAGTTGCTAAAGGTAAATTTGTAAAGGGAAAAGTTTTAAACTACTACTACAAAGAAGAATTTGATTCTAATTCAGAAGCCGAAGTAATACCAGCGTTTGGTACTTCTACCAAAAAATTAGAGTTGATGTACTTTGAATTATTGACAAGTGGTAACATGTATTATGCAAACCCTGACTATCAGTCTAGTTTGCAATATTGTAAGTTAGAAGAGGAATTATCGAATTACTTTTTGAATACCGTTACTAATAGATTTTCAGGAACTACACTAATCAACTTTAATAATGGCGTTCCCGAAGCAAAAGAGCAAAGACGGATTGAACAGGATATTGCTAATAAATGGAGTGGCTCAAATGGTGCTCCTTTAATGGTTACATTTAATGATGACCAAACAAATGCGCCTGAAATAACTTCTATTAAAATAGATGAGATTGCAAACCAATACGATTTTGTAAGTAAGGAGGCACAGCAAAAAATATTAACAGGTCATAGAATTACGTCTCCTACATTATTAGGTATTAAAGATGCCACAGGATTTGGAAATAATGCAGACGAACAAAAAGTGGGATTTCAATCATTAAACGCATTTGTAATTAGACCTTTTCAAGATGTTATACTTGACGGCTTAACCGAAATATTAAAATTCAATAGATACAGTTACGATTTATTTTTCAAAACATTGCAGCCTATCGAGTTTACAGAAGGTGGTATTGAAAAAACAAATGACAAAGCCGAAGTAGAAAAAGAAACAGGTGTAGAAATGAGTAGCCAATCTTTGATGCAAGTTTTAGCAAGTGATATACCAGAAGGATATGAGATAATGATGGTTGAAGATGTGAACGATGAACCCGAAGATTTAAACTATCAAAACTTGTATAATGAGTTGGTGGATTTATCGGGAGTAAGTTCTAATGCAACGGCTAAAAGCTCCTCCGATTCGCCTATGTATATAGTACGTTATAGATATAAAAAGGTACATGGAGATAACGGTAACGGTAGAAGTTTTTGCAAAGAAGTCCACGCTTTAAGCGGACAAAATAAATTCTTTAGGAAAGAAGATATTAACTTTATGAGTCTAAAAGGAGTAAATAAAAAGCACGGACATAAAGGGCAAAACTATTCTATTTGGAAGTTTAAGGGAGGCGTTGCTTGTAAAGATATTTGGGAGCGAGTAATATTAAAAAAGAAGCTACAAAAGAACGGTGAGCCTTTTAAAGGAAATGCGATGCAAAATACGGAAGTAGTTAAAAGAGGTTACGGATTACCTAGCTATCCAAAAGTAGTGGCAACCGCTCCGA